GATCCCGATCCCGAAGATCCCGATCCCGAAGATCCCGATCCCGAAGATCCCGATCCCGAAGATCCCGATCCAGACCCCCCTGGCGAACCGGACATCAGCATCGTGCAACCTTTCCTTACCAGCCAGTCAACCACCGACGCCGGCTGGGTTGGCTCAGGCAACGCCGCCAACGGCCACAGCTTCTCCTGGCAGAACTCCAGCGCTGTCAGCGGCACCGCTGGCGCGATCGGCGGCACGTTTGCCCGTGCGACCGGGTTTGCCTACTTCGCCGACACCTCCATCACCGCACTGGTGCGGACCAACACCATTCGGATGGCGGGCAGCTTCCGGCTGGTCAACAGCGATTTCGATGGCGCCTTCTACCTGGGCTATTTCCCTCACGCATCCCTGACCGCCGGATCGCCGCCCGCCCAGTTCATTGGCATCGAGTTCAGCGAGCCGTCTGGCGATGCATCTAACCCATTCCGCGGCGCGGCCCGCATCAACGGGACTGGCGGGGTGGCCTCGGCAGTGGTCAGCCTGGCCCAGAACGTCAACCACTCGTTCGACCTGACCTGGACTGGGAAGCCGGACGGGTCCGGCACCCTCGCCGGCACCCTCGCCGGCCAGGCGATCAACATCGCCGCAGGAGTAGGCACTGCGACCTTCACCGCCTTCGGCCTGCTGGTGGGCGGCAGCAGCACTGCAGCATCCGGCCAGAACACCGGCACATGCCTGTTCGATGATCTGCAGTACAGGAAGGGGACCGTGCTGCCTCCGGTGCCGGATCCCCCGCCGCCAACGGGCACGCCGCTGGCCCAGGTGCTGGTTCCGACCAAAATCTTCAACGCCAGGAACCTGCCGGCTGATGTGAACGGCGGGGTGTCGGCTGTTGGCAACAACGTGGCCGATGACACTGCAGCCGTTGAGGCGTGCATTGCTGCTGCCAGGAACTGGGCTGCCACCACGGGTGAGTGGACCATGGCCTACTTCCCCCGTGGCCGCTACAGAGTGCAGCGCAGGATTGTTGTGACTGGCGGCGGCTATGCGATTGGCGGAGCTGGCGCCTACCTGTCGTCAATCGTCGGCCACGATGTAGGCGATTCTCAAATATCCCCCGTCCTCGACATCATCGACTTCACTGGACGGATCGAGTTCATCGACGTTCGGCACAACAGCGACCAGCTGCGCCTTGTGGTGCGCCAATCCTCCAGCGACAACTCCAAACCCTCCCGCATTCACTACGAACACTGCGTGTTCAACGGGTGGGGCAACGAGTTCGTCAACGTCAGCGACACCAGCCTTGGCTTTACAACCAATCGCGGGATGGTGTGGCAGATGCAGAACCTGAACGCCAACTCGACCTTTACGTCCTACGGCACCAACAGCCAGCTCAAGGGGGTGTCGTTTGACAACTGCTCCAACGCTCGCGTCCTCCTGAGCCAGTACGGCAAGCAAGGGTGGGGGGCCCTGCGGATTCGCGGGGCAACAGCGCTGCGCAACGGCTTCTTTGGCGGCCTGAACGTGTACGGGCCGGTCAGGGTGGAGGACAACCAGAGCCTGGTATTCAGCGATGCGTACATGGAGCAGCTGCGCCCGCCTACCACCAGGGACCTCAAGCGGATGGCCAGCCCGCAATTCGTCCTGAGTGGCGTTGCTGGTGACACCCGAGAAGGTCGGGTAACGGCCTGCCTCGGCGTGCTGGATAGCGCCTATGGCAACTCGTCACAACTCAACACCGACACCCAGAAGCTGCCTTACGAGATTTATTTCACGCTCAAGAACTATCGGGGCCGGTTCTCGATTCTTGGCACGAAGCACAAGAACGCGCCGACACCTGGCAGCTCGATTTACGACCCGAACAAGACGCGATTCAAGACGGTGTGCGAGGGCTCGGCGCCGGTTTCCGTGCTGCTTGCCGCCAACACCTTTGAGCAGGGGGCGGGGCTGGCAGTGCCGGCGATTGAAGGCGGGGCGAACGTTGGCCGGCATGTGCTGGCGAACTGGAGCCAGGGCGCAACGGTGGCCGCCAGCCGGGTGGTCCCTGACGTGACCGATGGGAACACGCTCAACCTGGCTGGCCTGGCGCTGAAGGATCTGCGCGAACTCAGCCGGATGGACCTCCTGCTGAACTACCACATCAACAGCGCAACGTTCCCAGTCCCGACAAGCGGGCAGATCGCCACGCCGCCACAGCTGCCGGTGCTGAACTGGACGAAGCGATCGGACTGGCTCGATGTCAAGAACCTCCCCGCCAGTGTCAATGGCGGGGTGTCGGCCGTTGGCAACGGCAACCCAGCCAACAAAGCGGTGGACACTGCCGCAATCCTTGCGGCCTGCAATGAGGTGCGGAAGGTCAACTCACAGTGGTCAACGGTCTACCTACCCCCAGGCACCTACTGCCTGGCCGAAGAACTGTTCCCGTACCCCACGCCGATCACGGTCCAGGCCTCATTCACCGGCTCGATCACGGGCGACACGCTGACCGTTACCGCTGTCGCCAGTGGCACGATCGCCAAGGGGCACGCGATCCACGGCAACGGGCTTGTGGAGGGGCCCCTGATCAAGAACGGGCCATCCGCTGGTGGTGTCGGCACCTACAAGCTCACGGTGGCCGTCCCTTCGCCGGTCAGCAGCAGGGCGATGCAGTCCGGCCCGGGCCTCTACACCTACTGGAACATGCGTGGCCATGGCCGCGACACCATCATCGAGTGGCACGGCAGCAACGGCGGGCGAATGTTCCGCTCTGATGGGACGCCTTACTCGACCGTGATCGGCATCACATGGGATGGGCGGGGGATCGCTGCCCAGGGCTTCATGCACCGCAGCACCGTGATGCGCGAGTCGAAGTTCATGCACCAGTTCGAGCTGTTCAGGAACTTCACGCAGAACGGCAGCGGCAGCGCATCACGGCCGACTGCGCTCAGCGCCATGTTCCTGGAATCCTCCAGCTTCAGGGACTGCATCTTCATCAACTGCGGCACCGGCCTCAGCGCCACCAACTACAACGACTACATGATCAACGTGGATGGCTGCCACTTCTACGACAACGCCGTGGGGGTGTTCACTGGCAACGGCCAGGCGCTGATCAGGAACTGCCGCTTCTACCGCAGCAGCACTGCGGACGTGGTGGAGCCGAACGACTCCAGGGCCAATTCCATCCGCCGTTGCAGCTCTGTTGGCTCCCGGCTGCTCTACGAGCGGAACTCGACAATCTCGACCCCAACCTCCCGGATCACCTCGATCCAGGACGTCTACGTGTCCGGCTGGACAAACACCAGCCACGCGATTCTCAGCCCAGCCGTGGGGGCCAACTGCTACGACCCGCTGATCATCTTCGACTGCGTGTTCGTGAACGGCCCATCGGCCAACCCGCCAATCAAGCTGGACCGGATGGTGCAGGTGCTGCATTCCAACAACAGCTGGACCCATGCCGGTGTCACCAACACCGGAGCTGCGCTGTTCGCAGGGTTTACAGACAACCTCCAGGCCATCCCCGTCGTTACCTGATGAGCCAGCTCTATGTCACCCGCCAGTTCGATGAGCTCGACCTGATCTGCTGGCGGTTCTACGGCCGCACCCAGCAGACCGTCGAGGCGCTTATGGTGGCCAACCCCAACCTGGCCGATCTCATGCCGGTGCTGCCCGAAGGCCTGACCATCGAGCTGCCTGATCTCCCAGATCCTGAAACCACCACCACACTCAGGATCTGGGATCTATGAGCACCCCCGCCTTCCGCCTGGAGGCTGATGGCACAGACCTTACGGGAATCATCGCCGATCGCCTCATCTCCCTCCGCATCACCGATCAGGCCGGCCAGCAATCCGACAGCCTGGAGGTCGCCCTTGATGACCGCAACGCACAGGTTCCAGTGCCCCGCTCAGGCGCCTGGCTGAAGGTGTGGCTGGGCTATCGCGCCGCAGGTCAAGCCCCGGTCTACATGGGCAGTTACGCCGTCGATGAGGTGGACCTGGGCAACGGGCCCCGGTCCATGGTGATCAAGGCCACCGCCGCCCAGACCGCACCTGAACTGGTGAAGGAGCAGCGCTCCCAGAGCTGGCACAACACCACCCTGGGGAAGATCGCCGAGGAGATCGCCAAGCGCAATGGCCTCCAGCTAGTCCTGAAAGGCAAGCTGGGCGACGTGAAGGTAAAGCATGAGGACCAGACCAGCGAGTCCGACCAGAGCTTCCTGACCCGCCTGGCGGAGAAGTACGGCGCGACGATCAAGCCGGCTGACGGCACGCTGATCGTCGCGCCCAGGGGCAAAGGCAGCGCCAGCCCGGTGCCGAACACTACCGGGCGGATCAGCGCCGGCCAAGCGGTCGCCCTCGCGCGGCAGGCGGGGTTTACCGGCAACGACGCCATCACCATGGGCGCCATCGCTATGGCTGAATCTGGCGGCCAGGTGCGGGCATTGAACAGCAAGCCGCCCGACCTGAGTTATGGCCTGTGGCAGATCAACATGATCGGCAGTCTTGGCTCCGATCGCCGCCGCCAGCTGGGGCTGTCGAGCAATGAGCAGCTCTACGACCCAGCGGCCAACGCCAGGGCAGCGCGGGCGATCTACCAGCAGCAAGGCTTCGGCGCCTGGTCGGTCTACCGCTCCGGCGCATACAAGCGCTACCTCGCCGGCGCGCGGGCGGGCGCAGGCGCTGGCCTCGGTGGCCTGCCCGGTGGTGTGCGCGGCAGCTTCAACATCAAGGGCACCGAAGCAACTCAGTGGCGGGCGACGCTCAAGAACCGCGGCGCCTATGACGCCGTGAAGGTCAAGTATCTGGACCGGGAGAGCAACAAGGAGAAGGTCTACACCGCTGGGCAGAAGGGCCCGTTGCCGGTGTTCGAGGAGAAGCAGTTGTTCCGCAGTGAGGACGAGGCCAAGGAGGCAGCCGCCAGCAAGCTCGAGGCGCTCAAGTCTGGCGAGGTGCGCATCAGCGTCACGACGCCCGGCCGGCCGGAGCTGAATGCTGATGGCGACGTCACCCTCTCTGGGTTTCGTGCTGAGGTGGACGGCACCTGGCTGATCAAGGAGGTGGTGCACGAGCTTGCTGACGGCGGCTTCACCACCCGGGTGGAGTGCGGCACCCAGGGCGAGGACAACACCGACTGGGCCAGCGGGGGCGGGGCGAACGATGGCAAGCCGTCGACGGAAAAAGCACGACTGCTGGCGAAGGCTGCGACCAGCGCCAGGGGGATGAACACCAGGGGCGGTCCGGATAGCGGGAACAACGCTTGCGTCTATGCCGTGAACAAGGTATTGAGAAGCGCAGGAATCACTCCGCCGTGGGGCAACAGCAACTACGTCCCCACCGTGCGCAGCACGCTGGCGGGCGGCGCCGGCACCCTGCTATCAGGCCCCGAGCCTGGCGCCATCGCTATCATGCGCGACAACGGCAACCCGCCCTATCCCCACATCGGCATCGTGCAGAACGATGGATCGATCATCAGCAACAGCTCCAGCAAGGGGACCTTCAGCTGGGTTGCACGGCCGAGTGGCTACACCAGCTACTACGGGCGCACTCCTGAATACTGGCGGCTGAAGTAACCTGCATGGATCGGGGTCCCACTATGCCGGAGCACGAGGTCTCGCACGGAGACATCTACCACAAGCTCGGCGCCCTGGAGGGGAAGCTCGATGCTGTCATGGTGTCCGTTGCGGAGAAGCGAACAGACCTGGCCGATGCGTTCAAGCGGCTGGTCGAGGTAGAGAAGCGCGTGGCCCAGGGCGTCATCCTGGCGGTGGTGATCAGCCTGATTGCACCGGTGCTGTGGTCGGCAGTTGGGGCCCGGCTACACTTCGGTGGACCACCGGCTGAGGCCAGCAGCCATGACTCAAGAACCGGGGCTGCTCCCTGACATCGTTCCGTTCTTCGAGCACTGGAAAGGCCTCCCTCATCAACGGGCCGGTGCTCAGCAGTTCTGGGAGGCGGTGCCGGCCAGCCTGAAGCGCCGCGACGCCAGCTGGTATCAGACCTGGCAGGGGGCGGGGAAGCAGGAGCAGCCGCGCACGCTCAGCAACCCGCTGCAGGTGCCCTACTACAGCCAGCGCGACTCGGCCACCGCGCACGCGCTCAGGATGTGCTTCAGCTCCAGCTGCGCCATGCTCCTGGAGACCCTCAAGCCGGGGACGCTCAAGGGCCCGAACGGCGACGACACCTATCTGGGCCGGGTGCTGCGCTATGGCGACACCACCGAGGCCCCGAACCAGATCAAGGCGCTGGCGCACTATGGCGTCACCGCCCACCTGGACCAGACCTGTGGGATCGATGACGTCAAGGCGCAGATCGACAAGGGGATCCCGGTGCCCCTCGGCTGCATCCACAAGGGCGGCCTCGGCAACCTCTACGGCGACGGCCACTGGCTGATCGCCATCGGCTACGACGCCACCAACTTCATCGTCCACGACCCGTTTGGCGAGATGGACGTGCTGAGCGGCGGTTACATCAACAACTGGGGCGCCAGGCTGCGCTACTCGTTCAAGAACTTCTGTCGTCGGTGGGAGGTGGTGCCATCAGGCAACAGCTACCGCTACGCGCCCGGCAACGGCTGGGCGATCATCGCTCAACCCATCACCTGAGGAGGTCACCATGCAACTGGATTCTGTGCACATCGAGGTGCTGCTCGGCTTCGGCCTGTTCTTCCTGTCGGAGGCGCTGTCGCTCAGCCCCCGCACCCGATCGAACGGCGTGCTGCAGCTGCTGCTGAATGCCGCCCGCCGGGCCTATCCCTACGAGCCGCGCAAGCCTGAGAGCCTGCTCGGCAATCTGCTGGACCGGCAGGAGAAGCGGGGGCGCCGCTGATGGCGCTGATCGATCACAGCCGCCTGGTGCGTCAGCTCAGGCTGCATGAAGGCGAGCGGCTCAAGCCGTATCGCTGCACCGCCGGCAAGCTGACGATCGGCGTCGGCCGCAACCTTGAGGACCGTGGCATCACGGCGCAGGAGTCGGCCTATCTGCTGAGCAACGACATCACCTCCACCCAGGCGGCGCTGCTGAAGGCGCTGCCATGGGCGGGGAACCTCGATGACGTGCGGCAGCGGGTGCTGATCGACATGGCGTTCAACATGGGCCTGGGCACGCTGCTGACGTTCAAGCGGACGCTGGCGGCAGTGCAGGCCGGGCAGTATCAGCAGGCGGCGGTGATGATGCTCGACTCTCGCTGGGCCGGCCAGGTCGGGCAGCGCGCGAAGCGCCTAAGTCAGATGATGGCAACAGGGCAGGATCCGCGCGAGCTGCTCTCGTAGCCTGAGGCAGGGACTGCTGAGCCTCCCGGCTGGTCAACCGGGGGGCTCTTTCTTGCGGCGGTCATGCCGCCAGCAGCCGGCGCACCGTGGTGCGTGAGCAGCCGAGGCGATCGGCGATGGCTTGCTGGGTCCAGCCGTCGCGGCGCCACCGGCGTGCGCGTTGCTGGCGCGACTCGGTGGCCCAGGCGAGGACCAGCAGGGGGAGCAGGAGCAGGGCGACGGCCCAGGCGGTGATGCAAGCGATGGACATGACGGGAAATGCGGTGGGGTGATGGTCGGCGGCGCGCTCGGCCTGCCGTGTGAATGGGGTGCGGGGATTGCCGACTGCTTGGCAGGCTCCCCGCGGGCCAGGGGTCAATGCCCCGGAGGAGGCGGCTGCCTCCCGATGACCACAAGGTAGACCCACGGCTGCAGCACTACCACGTAGCCGTAACAATCCGTCACACTCCCAGGTCGTCGCTCACCCGCGCCGCCGCCGCGCGCCCTGCGTCCTCGATCAGGTGCGCGTACCGCCGCGTTGACTGGAGGCTGGTGTGCCCCAGCAGCTGGCCCACCACGTCGATCCCGTGTCCCGCGCTCAGCCCGTAGCTGGCGAACGTGTGCCGCAGGTCGTGTGGCCGGCAGTCCACCAGGCCCACCTCATCCCGCAGCTCCTTCCACAGCGAGTGGTAACCGCCCAGCGGCTGGCCAGGCCGGCCCCCGGCGATCACCCACTCCCCACCATCGGGCGGCTGATGCGCACGCAGCTCCTCGAGGATCTCCATCGCCCTGGGCACCAGCAGCACCCGCCGGGCACGGCCCGTCCGCCGCCCGGTCTTGTGGTGCTCCGCCGGGATGATCAGCCGCCCCCCGGTCCAGTCCACCCACTCCCACCGCGCATGGAGCACCTCGCGCAGGCGGCAGCCGGTGAGCAGCAGCAGGCGGATCAGCTGGCAGAACCGCCACCGCACCCCAGGGCCCCCCGCCTCCCACCGCACTAGGGCGTCGCGCAGCCGGCGCAGCTCGTCGCCGCTCAGGTACCGCTCACGGGCCACCTTCGCGTCGAGCTCCACACCCAGGCACGGCCGCGGCGCCCGGCCGTCGCCCCACCACCCCCACCGCTCGCTCAGCCGCAGGGCCCTGGCCAGCTGCAGCACCGCCGCGCGGGCGACCGGCCGCCGCCCTGCCCGGTCGTAGAACTCCTGCACCATCGGCGTGGTTATCCGCCCCACCTGGACCCGACCGAAGGCCGGCAGCAGGTGGTTGCGCCAGATGAAGTCCTCCGTCACCCACCCGGGCCGGGCCTGCCGCGCCAGGCGGTGGCGCTCGTAGAGGCCCTGCCCGGTCGGGGCCTCGCGGCGCTGCTTGCGCTCCTCGACCGGATCCCCACCCTCGCGCACGCGGGCGAGGGCCTCCCTGGCCAGCCGCCTTGCGTCATCCGGGGTGAGCTCCGCCGGGGTGCCCAGCTTCAGCTCACGCTGGCGCCCGTCGACCCGATGCCTCAGGTACCAGGTGCGGGCCCCGGAGGGCAGCACCAGCAGGGTGAGGCCCGGCACCAGGGAGTCGTTCAGCCGGTACCGCTGGGCCCGGGGGGTGGCGCGCTCCACCACGGTCTTCGTCAGCTTCATCGTTCCCACACCGTTCCCACAGACTCCGAGGATCCGGGGTGATGTAGACGATTCCGCGAGGAAGGTCCATCCGCAGAAACCCTGGCTCCGAGGATGCCAGAGGATCCGCCGGTAAGCCAGGTCATGTGAACCAAGATTAAATAGAACTGCTCAAAATCCCTTTTGATTTCAACAACTTAGCGACCCTCCAAACTTTCGTTCCCACGCAGTTCCCACGCTCAGCGCAACTATTGCGGGTGATCCGCAAGTAGCGGCAGTGATGGCTGATGATGATTATTCAGTCGACGCGTTGACGTAGACCGGCCGATACCACTGGGTCCTGGTGTGCTCGCGACCTTTGCCGTAGCGGACGGTGTGCCAATGGCCTGAGCGCCAATGTGGGCGGACCGACAGCCGCCCTTCTCCCGCCCCCGCTGACGACTGCTGCCGCTGCAGCTTGAAGTCACGGCCGATCCAGGTGGGGGCGATCGGAGATCGAGCCTGCTTCCCCCTGCGACCGAAGCCGCTGCCTCCGACCGGCCTGACCGGATCGGTAGTGATCAGCTCCGGCTCGTGGAGGTGGGTGTACCAGGAGTTGATTGCCAACTTGGCGATTAGCTTTGCGGCTTCATTGACGTCAGGACTTTTGTAGTTGTAGCCGGGTGGCATCAATAGGATGTCGCACAGCCCCACGTTCCACTGACCTGAACTCCAAACTTGCGTGACTGGTATCGCCACCAGTCCTTCGTGCTTGTTGAGCACCAGCATGGCCAGCAGAGTTCTTCCGTCGATCTTTACGGAGTGATCACCGAGCGGGAAGAACAGGACGTAGCCCGGCAGAACGTAGGGGCGATTCCAGGTGAGGTTTGGGACGTCAGTGTGAAGCCAAGCGCTCAAAAGGCTGTCCGAAACATACCTAGGTGGGACGTCGAAGCAGGCAAGCGCCTGAAGCGTTTCGGTTACGCATTGCGACCTTGGTGGAACATTGCTGCTGAGGAGGAGCTTGGCGTTCTCAACAGTGACGCGCACATACTGCAACCAGCTCATGTAGCCAGATGGGGTGATGCGCAGCCCGGCCTGCTTTGCTGCCCATTCGTGGTGAGCGCGAGCAAGTGTGATGTTGTCCATACGTTGAGCCTACGGACCCGGCTGGTCCACAACCGAGGGCCTGCAACAATCCTTCGCAGACCCCCAATCTGTTCCCACACCGTTCCCACGAATCGCTCTGATCGCAGAGAACGAATCAGGAAAACCGGGGGTTGAATCGGTCAAAAACGACAGGAAAATCAATGGTTTAGACACTTTGAATTAACCAAGATCAAGTAAGGCGCTGGCGTAAAGCCTAGTCGTTCCAACGGGTTACGGGGATCAGCTCAGATCCGTTCCCACGCAGTTCCCACAGGCGCGTCAGGTGTCAGGGCTTGGGGTTGAGCTGCTGGAGCAGCCCGCAATCGCACAGGCGGAAGTCCTGCTCGCAGGGCCCGCCGCACTCGGCGATGGTGTGGGCGGGGGGAGCTGTCAAGGGATCCTTGACGGCTGGCCGAGCGCTGGTCTTTGCGGCCTCAAGGGCAGCTAGCCGTGCGTCCTGCTCCATCCGCCAATCAACGGCGGTGTTGTGTAGGGTCTGAAGTTCGCTGATCTGGCGCTCCAGTGCCTCGACGCGGGCGAGGAGTTCAAAAAAGCAAGAGGCCACGGGCGGATGCGCAGCATCTCTGACCCATGCCCACTGCTCCGGCGTGGCGCGATATTGCTCGGTCATGGCTTGATTGCGGTTGGTTTGGTCTGCAGTGATCGAGGCCCCACGCGGAAGAACAGGTAACCCGGCTCGAAACGGTCTCCCGCTTCATACTCGACCAGGTCGTGACGGCGGAGCTGGGTCAATTCCTTGCTGAGATAGGCCTGGTGGCTGATCTGCAGCTCTTCCATCAGCCGCTCGGCACTGATGCGTTGAGTCGGCTTCGGCGCCAGCCTGGCCAGCGCTAAGCAGTGGATGATCGCCCGATTCGGAATCCGGTGGCGGTTGGCCAGCAGGTGGGCGACGAGCTCAGTCACGCTTCCACCTCCTGCAGTGGCGAATGGCTCAGGCGCAGCTGCGCTACCCACCACTCGATTCCAACGCTGTCCACCACCAGGTAACACGGGAAGCCTTGCCGCGTTGGCATCTGCGCCGTCACCAGCGCCGTCTCCTCCCTGGGCCAGCCGCGGACATACACCGTGTCGCCTGGCGTGAACCGCCACGGCTGCGCGTTCAGCACTCGAGTGTTCATCGAACCACCCTCACCTCAGTGGACAGGCCAAACGCCATCCGCAGCAGCTGCTGACGCTCGATCGCTTCATCCAGGCTGTCGGCCAGCCAGGCATTGTCCCGGCTGGCTTCGGCCGTAATGACCGGGGGGATCGGCTTCCCGTCACCCTTGGGTGCGCAGATCCACTGCGCTCCACGGATCAATCCGAACATCACTGCAGGCTCCGGCAGGCCCGGGCGATCCCGGCGTTGCAGTCGTTGCGCGTCATCTGCTCCAGGCTGTCGTTCAGCACGAACCAGAACGCGGGCAGTAGTGCCGCCCATAAAGCGAGGCCTTTTAGTTTCGCAAGCATGGTAAGGGTCAGCGAAGGATGAAGCCCTGGCGGGCCAGATAGTTGATGCAGGCCGCGGCATTCTGCGATTGAGTGCCGCCGGCCCATTCGATGAACAGGTTGTCGGCGGGGGTGCGGATCTGCCAGCCGTGGCCATCGGTCTGGAGGTAGTGGCCGGTGCGGGCTTCGAGCAGCTGATTGAGCTTCAGCATGTCGACGCCGTTCACCGTGTAGTCGAGGGATTTGAGCTGAGAGGGCATAGGAAGGTGTGCCGCTGAGGCAATCATCCCTACCCCAACCCAGCACCGGTAGGGGTTCGTAACAATCCGTCACGCTTCGGCGAGTAGTCTTCGCACTCGTTCGCGTACCTAGGCCCATCCGTCTCCGGATCTGGCCATCCTTCCGTGCACGGCCGCACCGCCTCAGGGTCCCAGAACCAGCAGCTGGTGCAGCTCCGCCGCTGCGGCTGACCCTGCAGGCGTGGCAGCTCTGGCGCCACCTGGCGGTGCAGGTCACCCCGGCGAACACCGCGCACGGTCGACGGGCTCACGCGCAGTTCGACCGACAGCGACCGCAGAGATCGAGGCGACGTGAGCATCAGCCGCACCTCGTCCTCGGTCAGCTCACCGGCATCGCGCTTGGACTGCCTGCGGGCCCGCTGCGGGTCGCCAATCAGGTTGGTCCACCGGTGGCTGCAGCCATGACAGAGCACCCGCTGCCGGCGGCCGTAGGGGGTGATGCGCGACTCGATCACAGCAGTGTCGGCCGAGCTGCACTCTGGGCATTGGTGGCGCGGCGCTGGCGGCGTGCCGGTCTGCGCTTCACGATCAGTCCATCGGTGGCCGCAGGCGCAGCACTCCAGCCGGCGGTAGAGGCCATATCTGCGCCGATGGCTGAGCGCCACCTGGACATGCGTGCCTTCGCAGGCGGGGCAGGTGCGGGAGGGGGTCACTTCGGGGACTCCTGCCGCAGCTCGGCGGCGAGGGCGAGAAAGCGGCGGCGGATTTTGCTACGCTCATCCTGCCTAATATGACTTTCCATAGGCGCTTGTTCAGGGAGCATTAACTCAAGGGGCACCACCTGATCCACTGCAGCGATCAGCGCAGCGGCAAAGGCTTTGCCTCGATACTTGCGAGGCTCCATACCGTCGGCTGCATCCATCACAGCCTGCGCGGCGGGGGAGAGGGGTGGGGTGGTCATTGCGTTAACAATGCGGTGATACTTACAGCTGCAACAGCCAAGATTAAAACGATAAGAACATCGGTGTCGTTAGTCATCACCCCACCTCCGCACCGGGCACCGGCAGGGCGTTGTCTTGGCGGTGCGTGTTTGTGTCGTCCGCGTAAACATAGGCATCCATACTTTGTAAAAACCGCAGTGCCATCGCTGCCGTTTGCACTGCCTCGCGCTGCACATCCGTGATCAGCGACTTGCCCGGTTCATAAGTGACCTGGAGAACCGCTTGCGTCAGCTCTCCAAACTCCTCGCCAATAATCGCAATCGCGTGTAGAGGGTCAGTTGGCCATTCTGGGTGTTTCGCCTGCGCTTTCGCCAGCTCTTCGGCAACCGCCTGCAACCACCGCTCATACACCGGCACCGGCTCGATGGTGGGGCGGGCGAAATGGGTGAGTGCTTCTAGGTCGCTGGCAGTCAGAGTGACTTGTCGCGGCTCATCAGTTCCGGCGTGCAGGGCGTGAATC